TCAGTTTCCTGAAAGTCAAAGTCGTCGTCGATTTCTGCCTTTTCAATCTGCATTAGATCCTCGTTCAATTCTCACCCATCTTTTATGTGCGTCTGGGCGGCTGACGCATTCCTGGCCCAGTAACTACGTTTTGTAGCTTCTGGGCTGTGTCTACTACGTTCGAGCGCTCTTTCTGTTCAATGCCAGCAAGCGTTTCGATCGTTTTGGCGCGCGTCTCTTCTGTTCGCGCTGCCGTGTATTCTGTGTCGGCCATAGCCTTCTGTGCCTGTGCTTGAGACTTCGCAGCTTCCGCTTCCAGATACATGGACTGTGGATCAGGCTGACCCTGAATCTGCTGGAGCTCGGCCGCCAGCGCTTCCTTCTCCTGATCTGTCGGCTCGACAACGCCCATGCGGATCAGCTTCTTGCGGAAGAAGTCGCGCACTTCCCAGATGCCTTCGCCTTCCATGTTCATCATGGCCATTGCTGCGAGCACCTGCTGCGTCTCCGGGTCCGGCGCCAGCTGCATCATGCCCATCAGCGAGCGAACGGTTGCTGCGCGCTTCGAAGACGAAGACGGGCCAACCTCAACGGTAACGTCGAATTTGGCACGGCTTAGGTCGTTTTCGTATTCTACCTCGCCGGTTTCCTGGTTCAGCACAGGCTTGCCGAGCTCGATGCTGTAGAGCTCGCCCTGTGCGCCCATGCCCTTCATCTTGCGGCCAGGCTCAACCATGATGTCCCGAGCCATCGAGAGCCAGATCTCACCGGCGCGCTTGATCGCCTTCGCCATGTTCGACATGTAGATGAACGATTGCATGTCCAGGCGGTTCTGGATCAGCTCGATTGCGCGGCCAGAGATGTTGCTCTGGATGTCTTCGCCGGCTTCCTGGTTGCCCAGAAGGTCGGTGATGTCTTGCTCTGTGATCTGCAGCAGGCCAGCCAGGGCAGGCGGGATCTGCGGTGGCTTGGTGTAACCGATCGGGCCTGCCAGGCTTTCGTTGCCGTTAGCGTCCGTCACGGTGTTCAGCAGCAGATACGGATAGTTCTTGAGGTTGTCCTCTGCCCACATAACCTCGAAGCCGGCCACCTGCTCTGGTGTGAACAGCGGCTTTTCGACGGTGGACAACGCAGAGATCTCGCCGAGCTTCGACAGCTGCATGTTCTTCAGGCGCTGGGCGTCCTTGGCCATGCGAACGTGACCCATGCAGCGCTCGATGTTGTCGATGAACCAGCGCTTGCCGTAGACAGGGACGATCGGGATCTGCGTGCCAGCAATGAAGCCAGCATCCTCCAGGATGCCCGAACCGCTCATGATGTATTTGCGGACCTTGCGGCGCTTCACGCGCTTCTGGCGCACCTCGATCGTGCCAATTGCCTCGAGGGCTTCCTCGAGCATCTCGTCCTCTTCGAAGTCGCGCTCGCTGTAACGCTCCTCTTCACCGTCAATGGTCTGGAAGATGCGGATCAGCTCTGAAGCTTCCTCGACGCGATAGACCTCGGCCACATAGACCATGTCCGGCGTTGCCCAGTCGAACTCATACTGGTGGATCTCTTTCGGCCAGCTCTCCGGGTCGTCATTCCACTCGGCGCGGTATGCGTCGCGGGTCATGGCAGTGAGAACAAAGCACAGGCGTGCGTCGCTCTTGTCTTGGCGCTTGGCATCGAGATCAAAGAACACAGTGCTGTCGGCATCGTAGATCGGCTCGATGCGGATGCGCTGGTGGTCGTTGTCCTCGTCGTATTCGTCTTCATAAACAGCACGCAGGCGGAAGGCGCCAAAGCCACCGCCAACAGCCTCTTCGAAGGCGTTGTCATATGCTTCATCCGCAGCGCTGTCTTCTTCGTCGGCACGGAACAGCGCATCGCAGGTATCGGCCAGGCGATCGTCCTCGTCACCATCCTTGCTGACAAAGTCCACCGTGATCCGGTTGTTGCGATATTCGTTAATGATCCGCATCACGGACAGGTGGACCTTGTTCACCTCGAAACGCGGCTTGTTGTTGAACTGCTCGGCCAGGTTGCCTTCCCACTGCGCGCCGGCAATGGAATAGAAGCGACGATCCTCAAGGCACTGAAGGCGCTCTTCGCGCATAGATCCCTGGATGCTGTCGAACTCGAGCAGCGCCTCCTGATGGACGCTCGCTAGACGTTCTTGCTTGGTCATTCGTGCCACAGTGTCGCCCCGCAATAAAATTTGTCTGAATTATAAAGCACCTTGACAGAAAAAACAATCATCGCGCAATCGGCATAATCGTTGCCACTGGTTTGGCTTTCGGCTTCTGCACAGAGTTGGCCCTCCTGGCGCCCTCGCAGGCGTATCGGATGGCGTCGATCACATGGTTGTCCTTGTCCTCGAGCAGCGGCAGAACAGCCCCTGTGTCGCGGTCTGTCTTGTAGCTGTAGAGCGTCAGTTCGTCGATCGTGTGCTTGCAGCGAGGGTGAACGATGATGTCGAAGCTCTTGAGCCACTCCACGCCTTCCTCGACTGACTTCGGGCCCTTGATCGCTGGCTGGATCTTTGGAAAGCCGTTCTTGCGCATGTGGCTGATGGTCTCTGGCCGGGCGCTGTCTGCCACCATTGGCCACTTCTCGGCCTCTGGGATCGACATGAACAGCGATGGCGTGTCCACGATCTCGCAGCCGACCTGGTAGGCCTCATAATCGATGTAAAGCTTGCGCCCCACGATGTGGCAGCGGATGCCCACTGTCGGATCGGATGCAAAGCCCCAGTCCGCGCCCAGGCGGTGCACAGCGTCAGCTGGCGCCTCGAACTCCTCGATCGTCCAGTTCTTAAAGACGCGTGTCTCGCTGTTGCGGACATAGTCACCTTTCCAGACGTGCAGGTATTTGTCCGGGTCGCGCTTCTTGTCATACTCCATCTCTTCCTTGAGCTCGGCAGGGAACCAAGGATTGTCCTCGAAGTTGACCTCGACAACGACGCTCTTGTCTGGCGGATAGTTTCCACGCAAAAGCCCCTCGATCGGGTCGTGCTCATATCTCGGGTTCCAAGTGAACCAGAGCTGAGAGCCAGGCTTGCGGATGGTCGGGCGCAGGATGTCGAGCGAGAACTGGCTGAGGCTCTGAGCCTCTTCGACCCAGGCGATGTCGTATCCCTCGAGCGACTTGATACTGTCTGCCGTGTGGTTCTGCAGGCCCTGGAAGATGATGATGCCGCCATGAACGGATCGGATCTCGAACTCTTTGATCTGGAACATGTGCGAGACGCCCATCTCCTGGATCTTGTTCTCGAGCAGCTTCTTGACCGATTGGGCCAGAGACTTCTGCACCTCGCGGACGCACACAGCGTCAACGCGCCCCATCACGCTGCGCTCGATCAGCATCTCTGCAAAGAAGTGCGACTTGCCAGAATTGTGGTTCACGATGCCGTCGGACAAATAGTTGTTCGTCCCGAAAACGTGCAAATCCCAATATCTAAGGCGGCTGTGCTTGCGGATGCTTTCCACCTTGGATACCTTGAAGTCACCACAACCACGAAAGGCATCACAAGATGGAAAGCTATTTCGAACGTCGCGCCCAGAAATGCCGTGAAGCATTTGAGGGCTTTCAACCTGATTTCTCAGGCTGCCGACACCCAGAACTGGCGCACACGATACTGAACCTTGCCCGAGAGGGAAAGACGTCTGCGGAGATAGGGCAGGTGACGGGCAAAACGCCGAAAGCAATTCAGAAATTCTTTCGCCGATACGACTTCCCCAATCTGCACAATATCGAAGTGCGGAGGATGCAAGAGCAGCCCATGTGGAACGGCGGCGAAAAACTGATGAAGGGCTACACATATCGCCGAGTGCCAGATCACCCGAACGGCACCAAGCACGGAAACTATGTCGCTGTGCATCGCTTGGTGATGGAACAAAAGCTGGGGCGATACCTGCTGCCCACGGAAGTGGTCGATCACATTGATGGCGACATTCAGAACAACCATCCCGACAATCTGCGTGTGTTCGCAAACAACGCCGAGCATCTGCGAGAGACCCTGAAAGGGAGATGCCCGCAATGGAGCGAGGACGGTAAGCGCCGAATTTCTGACGCGCAGAAAGCACACTGGCGTCGGTATCGAGCGAAGAAAGCTGCCGCCAGCCGTCAGGCGTAAGAAACTTGTGCTGGTCGGTGGCAATGATGCTCCTGCCATCGTCCAGCACGACCTCGAACAAATCCTCTTCGGTGAACTCTGCCGCTGGCGTCGCCTCCGCAATGACGATCTGTCCGCGATGCCATGAGTAAACCGGGCCGCCCTTGAACTCTGAAACCTTGACCTGACCAGATGGCGTGTCGATCAGGGCATCAGGGTGCAAGCAACCACGGCCACCGTGTGCGCCGAGGTATCGTGCGTTGGGCGCCTTCAGGATTGGTAGCGCCCAGCGCGGTGTTTTGATCTGGAGGTTCATTGCCCGATGTTACGCAACGCCATTATTTGCTCGATTTG